TTTATCTGACGGCCAATAGTTTTCTTTCTTTTAAGTTTTTCCTGTTTCATTTCTTTTATTGCTATTAAAGCTTCCAGTTCTGCTAGACGACCCAACATTCCTGCTAGGAATAAATCCTGTCTCATCTGATGTCTTATTAGATGAGTGCAATATCTTTTTACGTTATCAAAATCATCACTCTTCATTACTTCTCTACATCGCATCTCAACAGATAGCTCTAGTTCTGGTGTAGGAGTTTCAAAATCTATGTTAAAGAAAGTATCGTTGCTCATTTTACTGGAAAAAGCTTTTCTTCAATCATCTTTACTATTGCATCATCAACATCATTATCAGATTTGGAAACCAAATCCTTTAAAAGATATAAGGCAGCTTTGCGTAGAGATTCACTTCTACCAAATTTGATGAACAATCCAATAAAAAACTTTGACATAATGTTTTGTGTTCTTTCCCAAACATATCAATAATCTAAGGTTTTGCATATATCCAACCAGTAATTATATATTTTGGAACTTTAGAAGTATATCCTCTATGAACATAATTCCATGTAGCAGGAAAGAATACTATATTTCCGCATTTAGGTTGTACTTTCGTTCCATCAATAAATTCTGTCCAGCCTCCATTCTCTTTTTTTACGGTATTTAAATACCAAATATATGTAAATATTCTTGACCATCCCTCAACCATGCACCAATCGTGATGCCAATGATAATAACCATTTGGATCGTACTTTTGTATTTTATAACCTGTGTCTTTTATTTCGTAATTATGGTTTGGATGTAACTTCCAGCCATCACCTTCTGTATATTTATTACAAACATCTTCTAGATAAGCTTGATATTCGTCTAAAGCTACTTGCAGCTTTTCATATAAAAAACTATCTTCTTCTGCCCAATCTGGATTATTTGTTATCCCAGCATCCATTGTAACTTTTAACGATGGATCAACCCTTGGATTGTTTTGATCTACTTTACCTTCACTTCTTAAAGGATTTACTTCAAATTTATCAATAGCTTTTTTACAAAAAATTCTAGGTAATGATTTTTGCTTTACCCAGATTAGATCACTAAACATTTGTTGTAATTGCTCTCAGTACTTTACGAGTTGCGTTTATTTGTTTATTATGACAGAAAAACTTATGGAAGAAAAGGACAAGAAAGGCCCACTAAAAAAACTGAAAGAAACCATTGAGGACAAGGAAGAACAACTTGCATTTATTTCAGTTGTGGTTCGTTTGGTGGTTGTCGGCTGGAGTGGTTTTATAGTTTCGCTTAATTACATAACGATCCCAGGTTATAGTAACGAGCCAAAAGATATAACTTTTCCTGCAAGTTTGCTGACGGGAGCATTGGCATCATTTGGTTTAGAAGGTGCTAAGAAACGTGGTGATGGAACATATAAACCTGATGAGAAGCCATTAAATAAAAAAGAAGTAGAACAGTTATTAGCTACACAATCGGGTGGGTTTCAAACCATTAGAATAGAAACTCCGATCAAGATACTTGGTGCGGAAGTCGTAGATAAAAAGGATGACAAAAAATGAAAAAACTAATTCCGTTTCTATTTATTATCAGTAGTCCAGCAGCAGTGTTGGCCGACATTACGCACAGTATTTCTTCAAGCGTAAAATTTGAATCCCTTTCGGCAGCTTCAACCGCAGACAAGATAGGATCCTCATACAGTATTAGCGGTAATAACGTCACCACAGTAGATTCAAATTCCGCAGCCACAGTAGGTGGATTTGGTTCTACCACAAACGGAGTTCCATCAGTAACATTTCCATCTGCTACTCAGACTCAAGCAGGAGAAGCCTTCAGTTTCACACAATCCTACGTTGAAGGAGATGCCACACCAGGTAGTGCAGTAACAGTAGGCACAGTTCCAAACTTCAGTGACTTAACCTCTACAAGTGCTGGTAGTGTAGGAACAGCAGCAGTTGGAATTGATAATCATACATTAACGCTGACACCAGGTACAGGAACAGGTATCGTACTTACAGGACAATTTGTTGTTGATTTAAAAATTGAATGAGGAGGCTTTTCCTTTTTGGCTTTATTTTTTCTTTTCCTTGTTACGCTGTGCCAGTTATTCCAAATTTCACGCAGGGTTCAAGTACCAGCCGAACAGAAACTACCACAAATATTACAGAGACTATACGAACATCAGAATATAATTCTGGATTTTTATACTCAGTCACGGGATCAGGAATTGAGCATGATGGATCGTCTATTTCACCTCCTGTTACAACCACTAATGAAGCTGTAAACGGTACGACCTATACATGGACAAATTTAGATTTACAGCAAAAACCAAACTGGACTCAGACAAATCAGGGAGATGCCTTTCAATTTACAGAAGTGTACAGACCTGCTGGACTAGAATCCGTAATCGATATAACTCGCACGATCCAAAGTACAAGCGTAACAGATACCACAACTATCTTCTCGCAATAAGTTTGCTAGGTAATCCAGTACTGGCAAACACGAGTAATACAGCAGCTCCCAGTGCCTCTGCATCAGGAAGTGTATCAAACTTTGCCACGCAGGTTTTGGGTGGTCCGATGGTAGAAAATTTTTATGGTAATGGGATCAAATGTTCAGGCCCACAAATGAGTCTCAGTCCTTTCGTGACCACATCCATTAATCAAAAAAGACCATTCGATTATATATACAACACTCCTGTTTACGATACTACAGACGCAGATGATGATGGAGTGCCAGATAACCCAGGAGATATTCTTTATTATCAGGAAAATTACAGTGGTAATAAAGACTCTCTAGGTCTTAACTTTGGATTTGCCCTTACTTTTAATATTCCATTAGATAAAAGATTTCAAGATTCTTGTTTGAGTGCTGCTAATACACAGATACAATTGCAAAGAATGGAATTATCAAAGCAACGATTAAATTACGAATTAGCACGTTTAAAAAATTGCGGAGAATTAAAGATTGCTGGTATTGAATATGCAAAAGATTCTCCTTACTATGATTTATGTAAGGACGTTATTGTTAGAGAAAAGAAAGGACAAGTTATACCACATACTCATAAATTAAATTTAAAAAAGTAGATAAGTTCCTTCCAAAGACCTACCTACTTTTTTTGTAGAGAGATTTCCTATGCCTAAGAAACCATAATCATTATAGCAAATGTTTTCTTTTTGTAACATATGTAATATAAATTTGACATAAGAAAGATATATGTTTAATGCAGGAAGGTCCGCAAAGGATGTAAACACTAAACCGCAAAGGTATTTTTTATGGCACTTAATAGCTATTCGATTTTACTCACTTCAATCGCTTGCCAGTTCTACGATCAAGAACTGGACTTCTTATCTTTTTTCTTCGTTAACTTCTTCACAATCTGTTTCACAATCGGTTTGACTGCATTAAGTAATAGTGGAGTACTGGCAGCAACCAAGCCAATAAAAGCAGTAGATATAACAGTAGAAATTTCTGGAAGATACTGATCTTTGAAGGGAACGTCTTCATAAATCGTGGTGCATATAGTTCCATCTTCGCTTCTTTTGTGTCCTACAACACGTTCCAACCTCTTTTCGTTACGAAAATCTCCCACTCTTTGATCTTTTTTACCAGGACATTCTACGAATACATCCTCTTTATCTTTAGGTGGTTCATACTTACTTGATTCATTTGAAGGTTCAACAAATTCTTTTTCCTGTTTATTAGGAGTCTTAGACTCTGTGTAAGTAAATTCATTAGGGTTATATTGCAATGGTTCAAATGACGGGATAATGAAATTACCACATTCGCTGTACGTTCCATATTCATCTTTTTCATTATCAATCAAACTCGGTAAATTGTTTCTATGTACTCTTACACAACCTGGTATATCTACTTTTGGTTTATAAATAACATCTAATGTTGGAACGTAAAGTTCCCATACAGGTATTTTGGGTATATTTATTTCTTTTATTTGGATTCTATGTATATCAATCGTAGGCATACTTAGGCATACAAACCTGTACATCACAATGACATTTTGGACAGGATAAATTAGTTACCATTGTGTATTGATCTTGCAAATGAGGCAAACAATCCTCATCTACACTATCATCTCCACCCCAAATAAGCTCTGTTTTGCAATGCCAACAGTTCATAATTTCATCTTAGGGATAGTCATAGATGGCCCAGTTGTTTTTGGTAATGCGTTATCCATCACGTTAGGCAACATACCTTTTACATTGCCAAGTATCTCG